CGCAGGCCTCGAGCTCGGCGGCGACCAGGCCCTCGAGCAGCTACTGGTCGCGGCCCCGCGGCGGCGCCGGGCCCCGCGGGTGGCTCGGGCGCCGGCGGTGATCGCGGCGGGGGCGAGCCGGGGGCGCGCGCAGCCGCGCCGGCGCAGGCCTCGAGCTCGGCGGCGACCAGGCCCTCGAGCAGCTACTGGTCGCGGCCCCGCGGCGGCGCCGGGCCCCGCGGGTCAGCGCGTGCGATCGGCAGCGCGCCGTTCGTCAGCGTCCATCTCGCGGAGCGCGCGGCGCTGTTCGCTGAGCATGGTCAGTAGCAGGCACGGCGGGAGAGTCACGGCATCGTCGAGCCCGGCCCTGGTTACCGTGATGATGCCGAATGTTCGCCGCGCGATCTTCACGATCGGCACCGTAGCACCTGGCCTGGACCGCGCCGGTTCCGAGGGGAAGATCGTGATGCACCACGAAACAAGATGACCCGGCCGAGGTGCAGGTGGTCCTCGGCCGGGTTCTGTTCTGCCGCCACTGGGCGACATCGTGGGCCAGGCCCGTTGACCTTGTAGCGCGCGTCACCCGGTAGTCTAGCTCTCGAACAGTTCCGTGGGGCATCGGCGAATGCACCACGAGATCGCTCCGCTACCCGGGGGACTCCGCGATCGACCCGCATGCGGACCGTGTCACACCAGGATCTACAGCGAGGTCGCGGCCAAGCGCCGGGCACAGGCGATCGCGGCTCCGAGGTTGCGGTCAAGGCCCGCTTACCTTGTTGAACGGACGAATTGCCGGTCAGGGTGCCCGTGCGGACGCGATCCGCATCTACCCTCGCGATCTCCGTTTGCATTGGGCGCCAAGGTCACGATTCGGCACCCGGACCAGCAACTGCGTTGTAGCACGCGCCGGTTTCGCGCTACAACGCGGCCGTGGGGTAGAGCAGTAGCAGCTCGCCAGGCTCATAACCTGGAGGTCGGTGGTGCGAATCCACTCCCCGCAACCAAGGACCCTACGGGGTCGACGTCGTAGCCCTCGCGAGCCAACGTCCTGCGTTGACCTCGCCTACGAGACCGGAGACCGAACCGCGTGCACGCGGAGACGGCGGTAAGAGGGGCCCGCAAGGGTCTGGCCGTGCTACCGTGCGGCATCGAGCAAGCGTCCGGGGTAGCTCCCCGGCGTGGGCCGCGCTACCTCGGCCGGCCCAGCTCGAGCTCAATATCCGAGGGCTCAAGAGGAGAGCGATATGATCGACTGGGGTTCGTTCTTTGCTGGCGCAGGCCTCGCGCTGAACGTCTGCGGCTTTGTCCTGTGGTCAACTGTGATGCGCATCCGAAGGGAAGACGTCGCCTGGCGCAGCGAACAACAGCGCCGCATCGACGACCTGGCTGCGCGTTCCGAGCAGCAGTACGCGCAATCACGGCGCGAGCTCGGCTTGCCTCCAAGGAGTTGGTCATGATGACCGAAGTCAAAAACAAGGCGCGCAGCAAGGGAGGTGGCCGGTGACGCCAGAATGGGAGGACTACGCGGATAACGTACGTCGTATCGCGGTACCGGGTGGCTGGCTGTTCCGAACCTGCGCCTGGGTAGAACTGCCTACCGGACCCGACGAGCCGAACAACGGATTCTGGAACTGGTCCGATCCTGTGTTCGTACCCATAGCAAGTGATTTGCTCGAGCACGGTCAGTCGCCTGGCGGAGACCAAGCCGAAAACGCGCCACGACCGCAGATGGCGTTGGGTGCTCGCGCGGTCCGTAAACTCCTCGACATGTCGCCTAGCAGTGACCGGATCGCGAACGCCCTTGCTGAGAGCGTCAAGCTCCAATCCCATTACGCCGGGCTGCTGAACACGTACGACGGGGGGCGCCGACAGGTGTTCTCTACGGTCGATGAATGGTTGGCTCGGCTCGATGAGGTCGCGTCGCGATCTGGAGGTCGGACATGAAGCCGGCGCGAGCTGTGGTGATCGCCGACGAACTCGAGCGGATAGCGCAGCGCCTGGAAACCGCCAGGGCCGAAGGCCGCAAGTCGGCGCTGGCGACGCTTCGCGGCGACCCGGCACCGCACATCGTCGATGCTTTCGTCGAGCGATGGATGGAGCACGCTGTGGCCGACGCCGTGCGTGAGATGCGCTTGCTCGCGTCCCATGCTCGACCGCGGGCCAGGAGGCGAGCATGAGCGCCGCAGCCTTCCATCGCGCTGTTGGGATCGACACCCGCATCAGCGTGGCGATCGCCGAGCTCACGGTTGGGTCGCGGATCGATCCGCGACTTGCTGCGCGGATCGGCATCGACCTCGCGCCGCTCATCGCGACGCTGGAGCGCCACCTTGATACGCTGCGCGCCGAGCTCCACCGCATGACCGCCGACCCGTATCCGCAACAGCCGGGGGATAAGCGGTTCATCGACCTCTGGATCGGATGCAGCGCAGAGATCGAGGAGCTCGCGCCGTCGAGCGCGGACGACGGAGGCGCGGCATGCTGATCAAGCGCTGCAACACCTGCTGTTACGCACGACCCTCGGAAACAGGCCAGCCTCTCAGGTTGCTGTGCGGTCATCCGCCGCGGCCCGCGTTGCTGGTCAGCCAGACGTGGCCGAGCGTGTTATACTCGGACGCTTGCGGCTATTGGGAAGCACGTCCAGGCGAGGCGGCGCCATGCTGATCCTGGCGTGGCTCCTGGTCCGGGCGTACGGACGACTGATCGCCGCGATCGCCGATGACCTGCTCGTGATCGCGCGACTGAAGTGGCGCGACTCGATGGGTGAAACGAGGTGGTCATGACGGACACGCACATGAGCCGCGTGCTCGGCAAGATCGAACAGCACCTCGAAAGCATGATCCTGCACCTCGACGCCGCGTACGACGAAGCCACCCCGATCCTGGTCGCGGAGTTCGATGCGATCTTCGGTTCGGTCACGGGTAACGGGATCGGCAAGCGGGACGCAGCTGAGAACCACATCCACGCGATGCTCAGAGTCGTTCGCAAGCAGCTCGCCAAGCTCGGCGCAATCGAGGTCAAATGATCACGCCAGCACTCCGAGCCATCTACGCCGCCGTCCCATCGGTGACATGCAAGGGTCTCTGCCACGACCAGTGCACGCTCATCCCGGTAGCCAGGGCCGAGCGCCAGGCCATCGCTGACCACACCGGCCGGCGCGTGAAGACGATCTCGGACATGAAGCAGGCAACGATGCGGCCGGCGGACGACGGGATCGCGTGTCGCTACCTGAAGAAGTCCCGGTGCACCATCTACGAGGTCAGGCCGATGATCTGCCGGCTCTACGGCGCCGCGGTGGGTTTGGAGTGCCCGCACGGGTGTCGGCCGGTCGCTGGATTGCTGTCGCGAGACGTGGTGCACGACCTGTTCGCCAGACTCGAGGCGCTGCCGTGAGCGCGTTCTGTGCGATCTGCGCGAGCGAGCGCGGTCCGTTCGCGTTCCGTCCGGTCGGTCGAGGAGACGCCCTCGTGTCGGTGTGCGCGGCCTGTGACGACGAGCCGGCGCGGTCAAATCAGGGACCTGAGGTCGCGTACGAGGTCCCGGAGCGCGCGATCATCGGGCAGACCGTCACGGCATTCGCGCGGGCGGCAAATCGGGTCACGGGCGACACCGCGGCCACGAACAAGGAACGCCGCCGTGGCAAGTCGTTTGCCCGAGCGCCACAGCCTGGATTCATCGTCGAGCGCGTCCGTCGCCATCCGCCGGCCGGCGGTGCCATCGACGCCAAGCAGGCTCGGATGACATTCAGGGAAGAGCCCTGGTTTGCCGACCTCCGCCACCTCGGAAGCGATCGCAGGTGGCACCTGTTCGAGCGCCCGGACGCGGACGCAGCGCGGGCCGCGCGATCGGGAGACGACAGGGACCCGCTCGCCGCCGTCGCGGCGTTCGCTGTGCCGGATTCGTCGCGTTGACACCTTGCTGACCCGGTGATCGCTTGATCGATCGTGGCTGACACGATCTGGACGCAATCGGACATCGACAAGCTCAAGGCGGCCGTGGCGAGCGGCGTGCTATCGGTCAGCTACGACGGGCCGCCCAAGAGGCAGGTGACGTACCAGTCGCTGCGCGACATGCGAGACCTGCTCGCCGAGATGCGACGCGAGGTCAACGGTGGCGACACGTTCAGGCTCGCCGCCACCAGCAAGGGGTTCGGCAACCGGACGCTCGGCAGCAGGGACGACGCGTGATGGGCGGAGCGCGACCACCGCTCATCGAACGCATGATCATGGCGATCGCCCCCCGCTGGGGACTCGCAAGAGCTCGGGCCCGCCTGATGGCACGGAGCTATGAGGCGGCGCAGGCCGGTCGCCGCACGAGCGGATGGGGTCGCGCGCTCACCGACCCGAATGCCGCGGCCCAAGGGGCGCAGCTCGCGTACCTGCGCGCGCACGCCCGGGACCTGGTGCGCAACAACCCGTGGGCGAGGCGTGGGCTGCAGACGATCACCCGCAACACCGTCGGTTGGGGGATCCGCCCCAAAGCCACGGGGCGCGGCGCGGATCGAGTGATGGAGCTGTTTCGCAGCTGGGGCGAGACCACCGACTGCGATGCAGCCGGCCGGCTCACGTTCTTCGGCTTGCAGCGGCAGGTGATGCGGACGGTCGTCGAGGCCGGCGAGGTGCTCGTCCGCATGCGACCGCGGCGGCTGACCGACGGACTCGCGATCCCGATGCAGTTGCAAATCCTCGAGCCTGATTTCATCGACACCTCGCGCGACGGCCTCATCGGAGAGGCCGGCGGGCTGATCATCCAGGGCATCGAGCACGACGCGATCGGGCGCCGGGTCGCGTACTGGCTTTTTGACCGCCACCCCGGATCAATCGGAGCGGTGATGAGCTCGACTGGAAAGCTCAACCCGGTGTCTCGCCGGATCCCAGCCGACGGCATCCTCCACGTGTTCAACCAGGAGCGCGCCGGGCAGGTCCGTGGCCCGTCGTGGTTCGCGAGCGTTGACGTCCGGCTTCACGACTTCGACGAGTTCGAGGACGCGACCTTGATGAAACACAAGATCGCGGCGTGCATGGCTGCGTTCGTGACCGACAACGGCGACAACCCGCCGCTGGGGTCCGGTGGGATTGATTCGACGACGGGCAGTGCGATCGATTCCTTCGAGCCCGGGATGATCATACCTCTGCAGCCAGGGAAGTCGGTGACCGTCGCGAATCCGCCGGTGTCGAACGATCACACGGGCTACAGCGCGACGGCGTTGCGCGGCGTCGCGGCCGGACTCGGTGTCACATACGAGGACCTGACCAACGACTACTCGCAGGTTAATTTCTCGTCGGCCAGGATGGCTCGGATCGCTCACTTCGGCGACGTGCACGATTGGCGATGGAACATGCTGATCCCACAGTTCTGCGCGCCGGCGTGGGACTGGATGATCCAGTCGCTCATCCTTGCTGGCGAGGAGATCGAGGACTCGCCGGCCGAATGGACGCCGCCGCCCGTTCCGATGGTGGACCCTGACTCGGAAGGGAAGGCGCTCAAGGAGCTCGTGCGAACCGGCGCGATGACGCCCGACGAGATGGTGCGGGAGCAGGGCCACGACCCCGACAGCTTCTGGCTAGAGTATGCAGCGAGCCTCAAGCGGCTCGACAAGCTCGGCATCGTCATCGACAGCGACGCTCGCAGGACGACCGGCCAGGGCCAGTCACAGGCGCCGACTGCCGAGGCTGCGACGGAGATACCCAAGAACGGCGGCAAGCCGGCGCCGAACGGAAAGCCGGTCACCCCGGCGTCATGACCGTGGGGAGGTTGACAGCGATCAGCCCGCGGTGATCGCGATGTCCGGGATGTCACATCCGGCACGCGAAACGACAGTAGGGCTTCCTACGCTCACGCGCGCGGCGTCGTTCACGCCTGGGTCCGTGGACGCCAGCAAGCGCACGGTCGAGATGGTGTGGACCACTGGCGCGCCGGTGATGCGCGGCTACTACAACAAGTACTGGGAGACGCTCTCGCTGGACGCCTCGCACGTGCGCATGGGCCGGCTCAACAACGGCGCTCCGCTGCTCAACGCGCATCAGGGATACGACGCGCTCGACGTGATCGGCGTGGTCGAGTCGGCTCGGCTTGGAACACCCGCCACCGCGACGGTTCGGTTCGCTAAAGCCGAGGACTCGCCGGATGCGGACCAGATCTTCAGGCTCGTGTCCGACGGCATTTTGCAGAAGACATCTGTCGGATACAACGTCTACCGACTCGAGCAGCAGGAGGACGCCCCCGACGGCGTTCCCGTCTTCATGGCGACCGATTGGGAGCCATGTGAGCTCACCGTTGCGCCGATCGCGGCCGACGACGGGTCCGGGTTTCGAACAGCCGACAAGCAGGCTCAGACCAAGTGCGTATTTGTGACTCGACAACAAGGAAGGACGACGATGGCGACCGAGAACGAGAGCAACCCGACCACTCAACCTGCCTCGGGCAAGCCCTCGTCGGCGGCCATCGAGGCGACCCGCGCAGCCGCAGCGGCCCGGGTCGAAGACGCCAAGGCCCGCGCCGAAGAGGCGATCGCGGCGGCGCAGCAGGCGACGATCGACGAGCGGGAGCGAGTGGCCGGCATTCGCTCGCTCGCGCGGAGGTCCAAGCTGGGCGACCAATGGGCCGACGTGCTGATCGAAAAGGGCACGTCGGTGGCCGACGCCCGCGCGGCGGCATTCGACTCCATGGCCGACGACGGAGAGCGCACCGAGATCCACGGCTTCACGCGAATCAGCGCGGAGGAGGACCAGCGCGAAAAGTTCATCCGGGGCGCGTCGGCGTGGATGTTCGAGCGCACGGGGACTCGCGAGCTGCTCGAGCGTGCGGTGGCCAAGGATCCGCGCCTGTTCCGCGGCGAGAAGATCGAGTTCGACGGCGGCGAGTACCGCGGCTATCGGCCGGTCGAACTCGCCCGCATGTGCCTGGAGCGGAACGGTGTCCGCACCGCCGGCATGGACAGCATGAAGATGATCGGGCAAGCGTTCATGCAGCGGTCCGGTCCTGGCCAGACTACCGGCGACTTTCCGATCCTGCTCGAGAACGTCCTCGGCAAGGTGCTGCTCGGCGCGTATGCGACGCAAGAGAACACGTGGGAGCGCTTCTGCGGCACCGACCAGGTGCCCGACTTCAGAACTAGCAACCGGTACCGCACCGGATCGCTGCCCAGCCTCGACGTGATCCCGGAGCACGCCGAGTACAAGAACGCGGTCATCCCCGACGGGTCGAAGTACGCACTCACGACCCAGCGGACGGGCAAGATGTTCGCGGTCTCGCAGGAGACGATCATCAACGACGACATGGGCGCGCTGACCCAGATGGCGATGGAGCTCGGTCGGTCCGGCATGAGGACGATCGAAAACGCTGTCTACGCGCTGCTCGCGCTGAACAGCGGGCTCGGCCCAACGCAGGCCGACGCCCAGCCGTTCTTCCATGCGAATCGCGCGAACGTCGGTACGGGAGCGGCGCTCGCAGCGCTCGCGCTCGACGCGGATCGCGTGCTGATGCGCGCGCAGAAGGATCCCAACAACCTCGACTTCCTGGACCTCAACCCGACGATCCTCCTCGTGCCAGACGCGCTGCGCGGCACCGCGGACGTGATCAACGATTCGCAGTACGACCCCGACACGGCGAACAAGCTGCAGCGCAAAAACCTGGCGTACAAGATGTTCAATGACATCATCGGAACGCCCCGTCTCTCGGCGAGTTCGACCCGGCGATACCTGTTCTCCAACCCATCCGTCGCGGCTGCCATCGTCATCGTGTTCCTCGAGGGCTACGGCCGGAGCCCGGTGATGGAGACGCGCGACGGGTGGCGCGTCGACGGAGTCGAGTGGAAGGTCTCGCTCTACGCGAAGGCCCAGATGGCAGACCCCAAGGCGGCCGTCACCAACGCTGGCGCATAAGCGAGCCAGGATCCACACGAGCTGGGATCGACCGTAATCAACATCGACCGGCGCTGAGGCGCCAGCAGGCAGGAGCGAGACATGGCAACGACTTTTGTGCAGAAGGGCAATATCCTCACCTTCACCGCGCCCACCGGCGGTGTTGCATCTGGCGTCCCTGTGCTGATCGGAGGGCTGTTCGTCATACCGACCTCGGCGGCCGTCGCTGCCGCGACGTTTCAGGGCGACATCGTCGGGGTTTGGAGCCTGACCAAGAACTCCGGGGAGACCTGGACCGAGGGTGAAGCGGTCTACTGGGACCTCGCCAACCTTCGCGGTACGACGGACTCGAGCGCGGGGCTGCCGATTGGCGTCGCGGCGGACACCGGCGGTTCTGGTTCTTCTGCTGTCGTGGCTCCCGTTCGCCTGAATGGGACGTCGCTCAGTGGACGGCTGATCGAACAGCGCTTTCGCCGCACGATCACCCAGGTCAACGCCGGCACGACGCTGGTGCCTGCGATCCCAGGAATCAAGATCCGGCTCGTGGAGGCGTCAGCGATCGCCATCGGCGGCGCGGTGACGTCCGTGACCACCGTCGATATCCTCGGTACGCTGACCTCAAGCCGCAAGCTGGTGGCGTTCGCGCAAGCGTCGCTGACCCAGAGCACGCAGCTCAAGTCAGGCGGTACCGGCGCGGCGATCCTCGCCGACGGGGCGAGCTTCACCGCCAACGACGCTAACACCGCGATCACCGCCAACATCACGGGATCGGCGATCACGGTCGCGACGAACATCGACTTCGATCTGAAGTACGCGCTCGAGTAAGCCGTGCCTGCGCCGCCCCAGCCGCCGGTCGATGATACGGCGTTCGCTCAGATGGTCGCGGTCATGGACGCGACCGTACAAAAAGCGCTCGGCGCCGAGCCGGTCACATACCAGACCAGCGCCGGCGTGACGGCCCTGGTCCGCGGCATCTTCGACGCTTCGTTCCTGCTGTCGACCACGGGCAACGCCGATGATCCGGGCGTCGAGGTCGTTGTCCCGGCCGTGTTTCTCCGGATTTCCGACCTGCCATCCGATCCGATGGTCGACAACCCGCTGCTCAACATCCGCGGCACGGTCTACCGCGTGTTCGAGCGCCGGCCGGCCGACTTCGGGTCGATCGTGCTCGGCCTCAAGCAGGTTCGCCCGTGACGACGCCGCTGCACCCGCGCAGGCTGTTGCGCGATGCGATCGTGGCGACCCTGACCGGCGTTACCTCTGCAGGCGCCCGGGTCACGAAGACACGGCGCGATCCGATCCGCCTACAGGACCTGCCGCAGATCTCGGTCTACACGCTCGAGGAAACAGTCGACGATGCCAGCGCGCTGATGGCGCCGCGCGAGCTCACGCGTTCGACGAGCATCGCCGTTGTTGCGCACGTGATCGACGCGGACTCGGCGCCGGTGGACGACGCTATGGATGCAATCGCGCTCGAGATCGAAACCGCGATGGCGTCCAATCGGTACCTGAGCGGCACCGCAGGGGGGCATGGGGCGATCCTGACGAGAACGGAGATCGACATCCTGTCGTCAGAGAACGGTGACCCAATCGTAGGGGTCATCCGGCTCATCTACTCGGCGACCTACTACACGCTCGAGGTCGACCCAGACCCCGCGGTGCCATTCGAGCGCGTCGGGTCGACCGTGCAGATCGCGGGATCCTCGCCGGACAACGCGCCAAGCGAGGTGTTCGAGATTACTCAGTAGGCGACGGCGTCTCGACAGGACGGGCAGTCGACCAGGACAAGCGAACTGGTGACCCAGTGGAGCGGAACGAAGTCTCCGCAGCGGACCACGGCGCCGAGCGCGTTAGCGTTGTTGTGTCGCCCGAAGGCCGCGTTGCGCTCGGGTGAGGCGAGGTGCAGCGGGAACGGGCGATCGCGGTGCTCGTCACCCGGGTCGTGCACTGGTTTGCTGCAGCCGGGGCACGTGACAAGACGTGGCGCTGAGGGCTCTGCTACGGTCTCGGGCATCTCGGGCTCCTCGTGCAAGGGGTTCGGGTCAGCGGGCCGGTGGGTGTAGAGACCCGCCGCGCTCGCGCTTTCGTTGTACCACAGGTGCCGATGCGGGCTGGATACCGCGACGATACCTGGCCCGGCTCGGCCATCTACACCGGGCGCCGCGACCGCGTTGTACCACGCGCGTTGACAGCCTGCCGCCAGCGGTGATCGCACTGGTTGCATGAAGGTTGCCTACGTCGACCCGAGCAAGCCGATCAGGGACCCGGACACCATCCGGCCCGGCGTGAAAGGCCGCTACGTCGGGGTCGACGCGAACGGCAAGGCGCTGACCGAGTTCGAGGTGCCCGAGACGTCATTCTGGATCCGCCGCGTCAAGGACGGCGAGCTGCGGCGCCTCGATAACCCGGGCCAGCTCGCGCCCATCGCCCCGCTGACGAAGAGGTAACTGGCCATGGGGATCAGCTTCCAGTCGTTGCCCACGTCGATCAGGACGCCGTTCGTCGGGGTCGAGTTCTCGAGCGTCGCCGCCGTGCAGGGACCGACCGACCTGCCGTACAAGGCGGTCATCATCGGCCAGAAGCTCTCGACCGGAACCGGCGTCGCCGACACGGTCGTCGGGCCCGTGACCAGCATCGACCAGGCAATCGGGATCGGCGGCCGGGGTTCGATCATCCACCGCAAGGCGATCGGCTGGTTCGCCAGTAACCAGACGACCGAGCTCTGGATCGGCGTGCTGGCGGACAACGCCGGCGGCGTGGCGGCGACCGGCACGATCGTTTTCGCCGGCACCGCAACTGCTCCCGGCACGATCGCTCTGTACCTGGGCGGCGTGCTCGTGCCGGTCGCGGTCGCCTCGGGAGACGCGTCGACAGCAGTCGCGACCAACGCGGCGGCCGCTATCAACGCGAACACCGATCTCCCGGTGACGGCGTCGGCGACGAGCTCGACGGTCACTCTGACCTTCAGGCACAAGGGCCTCGTCGGCAACAGCTACGATGTCCGCGTCGGGTTCAACGGCGAGGTGTTGCCGACCGGTGTCACCTCGCCGACGATCACCGCGCTCGGCGGCGTCATCGCCGGCACGCTCAACCCGACGCTGACCAACCTGATCGCCGCGATGGGCGACATCTGGTTCCAGATCTGGGCGCACCCGTACACCGACGCGACGAGCCTGGCCGCGATCGAGGCCGAGCTGCTCGACCGGTTCGGGCCGATCCGGTCGATGGACGGTGTAGCCTTCACGTCGGCTTCGGGCTCGCTCTCGACGCTGACCACGCTGGGGAACTCGCGCAACAGCGGGCAGAACTCGATCTGGGCGCAGACCGGGGCGTCGCCGCTCACTCCGCCGATGGAGTTCGCCGCCGAGGTCGCGGGGGTCGTTGCCATCGCCGGCCAGGCCGCGCCGGCGCGACCGTTCCAGACGCTGGCGCTCACGAACGCGATCGCGACGGGTGTCACCGACCAGTGGTCGGGCGCCGAACGCAATCTGTTCCTCCACGACGGCATCGCCACGACGAAGACGGTGGCCGCGGGCGTCGTGCAGCTCGAGCGCGCGATCACGACCTACAAGACGAGCCCGGGCGGATCGGCGGACACGAGCTACCTGGACGTGACCACGCTGCTCACGATCCTGAAGCTCCGGTTCTCGTTCCGCACGTACTTCCAGACCAAATATCCGCGGCACATGCTGGCGGGCGATGACACGCAGTTTGGCCCCGGGCTCGCGATCCTGACGCCGAGCCAGGCGAAGGCCGAGGCGATCAACTGGTTCAACGACCAGGTGAAGCAGGGCCTCGTCCAGAACCCCGCCGCGTTCGCGGGGAATCTCCAGGTCGAGATCAACGGGACCGATCCGAACCGGCTCGACTTCCTGCTCCCACCCAACCTCATGGCTCAGCTCATCGTCGTGGCTGCTCAGATGCAGTTCCGGCTCGGGGCGTAAGGAAACCGCGTCATGGCGCAGCGAATCGGCGGCATCATTCAGGTTCAGGTAGACGGCACCGTCCTGCGGGCCAAGGGCGACTTCGAAGTCAACATCGGTGGCGTTGAGCGGACGGAGGTCATGGGCAGCGACGGCACGCTGCACGGGTACACCGAGAAACCGATTCCAGCTTACATCCAGGGCGCGATCACCGACGATGGCACCCTCGATATCTCGGCGGCCAAGGCCGTGCGGGACAGCACCGTGACGCTCAGGCTCGGCAACGGCAAGACGGTGTCGCTCGCCCACGCGTTCTATTCAGCACCGGGCAAGCAGACAACGGCCGAGAGCGAACTAGAGGTAAAATGGGTGGGTGAGGTCGGCACGGAGGTCAAGCGGTCATGAGCGACGACACCCAGGAGCCCCAGGAGCCACAGCGGCCAGCCCAGGGCCCCGTGACCATCAAGCTCGCGAAGCCGATCACGGTTGTCGATGGCATCGCCCTCGACAGGCCGATCACGCAGATCGTGATCAGCCCTCTGAAGGGCAAACACCTTCGCACTTACGACGAGAGACGGCCGGCGATGCAGATGCAGCTCGACCTTGCCGGGTTACTCACAGGTCAGGATCGGGCAGTGATCAACGAGCTCGAGAGCTACGATCTCGCTGATGTGCTGGCAGCCGTTAACCTTTTTTTTATGGCGCTCCGACGCCGGCCGACTGGTTCATCATCATCGGACGAATAGCCCGCGCGTTCGGGTTCCAGCCGTCTGAGCTGTGGGATATGGAGGCGTGGGACTTGGAGTTTTGGGGTCGCCGGTATCAGGAGCTGAATCGCCGTGGCGGATAAACAGCAATCCCTCTCGATCATCATCCGCACGGTCGACAATGCCACGGCCGGGCTCACGGCCGGGATCAATGCGGTCAACAAGCGGCTGGACGAGATCACGAAGCCGACGCGCGACCTGAAAAAGGCGCTGGGCGAGTTCGGCGACAAGAGCGGATTCAACGCTGTGAGGGACGGGTTCCACGGCGTCGGCGAGGCCGTGGGCGACCTGGTAGGGAAGGTCGCCCTGGTCGGCGGTGTGGTTGGGTTAGCGGTGCACGGCGTGATGACGCTCGTCGACGAATTCGACAACATGGGCGACCTCGCCGAGCGCCTTGGCGTCTCGGTCGATTTCCTCTCGTCGATGCGGTACGCGGCGGAGCGCTCGGGGGCGTCGGTTGAGTCGCTCGACCAAGGCATGACCTCTTTCGGCGAGTCGATGGGCCAGCTGCGCGCCGGCGGCGGCAAGATGGTCAAGTTCTTGTCGACGGTGAGCCCCGCGCTTCTGACGCAGCTCAAGGCCACGAAGGGCAACGAGGAGGCGTTCCTACTGCTTGCCGACGCGATGGAAAAGATCTCCGACCCGCAGAAGAGGTTGGCGCTCGCCAAGAAGACGGTCGGGGACTCCGCGCTTGCCCCACTGTTGGCGCGCGGGTCGAAGGGCGTCGGAGAATTGCGGGCGCAGTTCATCAAGCTGGCAGGGTCGCAGGAGGAGGCCGCGCAGGGCGCCGGCAAGGTTGACGACTCCCTCAAAGATCTCCACGCCGCCACGCAGGGAATCAAGGCAGCGCTCCTCACCGGACTCAGCCCGGCGATCAAACAGATCGTCGAGGACATGACTCACTGGGTAACGGACCACCGCGAGGACATTCGGCAGTGGGCCGATGATATCGGCAGGCGACTACCAGGTGCCGTGCACGAGGTGGTGACGGAACTATCAGGCGCGATCGAAAGCGTGTCATCTTTCGTTGAGGGTATCGGAGGGTGGAAGGTTGCAGCGGTTGGGATCGCTGCTGTCATCAGCGGACCGCTGTTGTCTGCGATTGCGACACTCAGCACTGCTCTGCTCGCAACTCCATTCGGTTGGGTGGTTGCGAGCGTTGCGGCTGTCACGGCAGGGGTCACTGGGCTGGCTCTCGCGGTCGGGAGCGTCAAAGACGCGATCACCACCCTGAAAGACGATGCAGCGTATGCGGAGAAGTCCCAGCAGAAACTCCGCGACGCGAACCATATGCCGCACGACGAGTTCATCGCTAAGTACCCAGAGATGGCAGGGCTCTACAACAAGGATGGAAGCAGAAACCTTAATTCACCAGGGGTGACCGATGAGGGGCGTAAATTCTTCGCTCAGATGCACCAGACAGCAAAACCAGAAGACTTCCTGAAACCGTTCGACAACGTCCCCCCGTTCCTACTCGACTACTCGCACTCATACGGGTCGCCGCAGCCCGCGCAGGTCGGCGGCGCGCACATCAAGGTCGAGTTCTCGAACGTGCCGAAAGGCGTAACGGTCAACGCGAAGCCTCAGGGCCCGGCGACGGTCGACCTCACCACGGGACATCAGTTTGGGTATTGAAGATGACGCCGCTGGAACAATCCGAGACGTTCGCCATGAGGTTTCTCGGCAACGCGAACCACCTGGCGATCGCGTACGGTGGCCCGCTGTACCTGCACGCCCGGCGACATCAACCTGCGCTTGCTGCTCGATCGCGCGGACTGCGAAGCGATGTGGGGCGACGGGTTCGACGGGATCGGACCGGTGTGGTCGCCGGGCAAGCTCGCCAAACACCGCGAGGCGCTCAAGCAGTCACGGCGGCTGACCAGGCGCTGGAGAGGCAGCGCGGTGGTCGGTGTGCGCCGGTTCGACTTCCAGTTCCAGACAGCGCTGTTCACCGACGACCCCGACCGACATCCTGTGATGGGGGACCAGCCGTTCCTGAGGCTGGACGAGATCCCGATGGACATCCTGCTCGACGCTGGTCGAGGTGACCCGTGACCTGGCGCGAGGACATCGGCCGGGTCACGCTGCCGGACGGGCGCAGGGTCGTTGGCGCCTCGTTCCGGGGCGTCCCGTTCCTCGTGGCTCAGTCGTCGCGCGCCGGTGGCCGACGCGTGGTCGTTAACGAGTACCCCCTGCGCGCGGATCCGTTCGTCGAGGACCTCGATCGCAAGGCGAGGAAGTTCAAGATTCATGGCTACGTCATCGGCGACGACTACCTGAACCAGCGCGACCAGCTGCTCGTCGCTCTGGAGGACACCGCCGGACCAGGTGAGCTGCGACATCCGTACTACGGCGTGCTTCGCGCGATCTGCGAAAGCATCGAGATCGCCGAGTCGAGCGACAAGGGCGGGATCGCGACGTTCTCGATAGACTTCTGCGAGACCCCTCTGCAGGCCCCGGTTCCTGTTCAGGTCGTGGACTTGTCGAGCAAGGTCTCGTCGAGCGCGGATGCGGCCAGGGCGGCGACCAAGACGCAGATCGGCACGTCGTTCAGCGCGGCCGGCCTTCCCGGCTTCGCGCTCGCGTCCTCATCCGCGGCCATCGCGACAGCAGCCGAAGCGCTTTCGTCGCGGCTTGGGCCGGTTATTTCGGCCACCGAGGAACTCGCCGAGCTCAACGGTGCTCTGACCTTGCTCGTTGCACAGGCCTCTGCTCTCCTCACCGACCCGGCCGGAATCGTGGATGGCTTCGCCGACGCGATCGAGGCGCTGGTCGACACCGCAGAGTCGGCGCCGGCGGGGCTGCTCACCGCGCTGATCGACGCCTATAGCGTGGACCTCGGGTCCGTGCCGGAGTCGACCACCGCAACCCGGGCGCGCGAGAGCGCGAACCTCGCGGCGTTGTCCGGGGCGATCAGCCAGGTGATCGCGCTCGAGGCGGCCCGCGTGGCCCCGGGCGTGCCCTACGCTACCCAGGACGACGCCACCGCCGCGCGCGACACGGTAGCCAGCATGCTGCAGGACCAGGCGCTGATCGCTGGCGACATCGCGTACCCCGGGCTGGTGACGCTGCGCAGCGACCTGATGCGCGCGGTGCCCGGGGGCAACAGCTTCCCACGTGTGGTCGCGACCTCACGCCGGGCGTCGATCCCGTCGCTCGTCCTGGCCTACCAGCTCTACGGATCGGTCGAACTCGAGCCCGACATCATCGCGCGGAACCGCATCGTCAACCCGGCCTTCGTGTTCGGCGACCTTCAGGTGCTAACGGATGTATAGTCGCGTCACCCCATGACCATCGACAGAAATCTGATCCGCCGCCTGGCAACTCTCCAAACCTGCCTTGAGATGCTCGGGTATCAGCACCATAGCGTTGCTCATCTCATCGAGTTGATACGGTATGAGAATCCAGAGGTTTCCATCTCCCTGCATCGCGACGCGCTCAACACCGCAAGGGCGATGGAAAACGAGGTGCTCGGCGCGATCACGCAGGAGCTCAACCGGGTACTCGTCGCGCGGATCGACGTGGAGTCCGACTCATCGCCTTCGACGCCCGGGCCCGGGACGGTACGCATCCAGGCGATCGAGAAACGCCTGGATGACGTCGACCATCAAGCGAACTGCACGAGCGCCCACGCGATCCGGCATGAAGCCCGCATCGACCAGATCGAGCGACAGGTTGCCGCACAGTCGGTAGAGTACAGCGCCCGTGAGATGCGCCTGATCGATGAACGCGATGCCGCGCTGTCGCGAGCAGAGCGCTGCGAACAGCGCCTCGACAACCGAATCGACTCAGCGCTCCAAGTGATCGGCGACCAGATCGCAGATCTCGATAAGCGGTTCGCCATTATGGAGGCCTCGCACGCTCACGAGCGGATGAACGACTTGGAGCGCATGGTTGCTGGCCATGAGCGTCGACTGCCAGCATTGGGAGATGCGCTATCTACGGGAATCATCGAGACCAACGCTGCAACGCGTGCGCTGGCTGCGCGCGTCGACGGCATGGAAAGGGTAGTCGACAAGTTCCACCAGCGATGCAGCGACGTGAGCGTTATTGACGATCGAGTCGCCGGAATCACCAAGCGCCTCGAATCCTACGAGCGTGCCAATGCCGCCGGCCATGGCGATCTCGCTGCTGGCACCCAAGCTCTGACTGGTCGGGTGTCCGCGCTGGCAGCTAGGCTGACCGGGCGGCTCGACGACCTCGAGCACCGGCTGCGAGGTGGCTGATGTTGGTGTGCTCGATCGTGGACGGGGCGGCCAGGCTTATGGGGCTGCGTCGAGCTAATGGGATGACGGTCGGCATCGAGATCGCGATGGGATGCTCCGCGCTCGCTTTTCAGGAACCGATTTGGGCTGCGATCATGTTTGCTGCTGCCGCGATTGACGCATGGTCGCTCAAGCGCGGCGGTTATAGCGACGAAGGCCCTGGTCTGCCGTGAAGCTGAGAATCGCTCGCAAGATGGCCAAGCGGGGGTGGTTGCGGTGCACGCCGCAGCAGGTCGCGCGCGCCGAGGTGTCATGCAGGCGCGGGATGGTACGAGCGGCGAGACCTCACGTTGCAAGACCTCACGTTGCGAGCGCCTTCAGCGTGATCGACAAGATCACGCGTCGGATCGCTGCCCTCAATGAGAAACTGGCAGCGGCGCTCGGCGGCAAAGCAAATGGGATAGGTCAGATGATCGCCAGCCAGTACGGCGGACGGACGCCGGCCGGTTGGCGAGTCGGCCAGTCCGACTGGAGAGTTCGTGGCTGAGCCTGACGTCGAGCTGCTGGTCGGCGGCGTTCGGTACGCCGGATGGAAGGATGTGCGCATCACCCTTTCGCTCGAGCGCCTAGCGGGCTCGTTCGCCCTCGGTGTCAGCGACCGCTGGAGCGACGACAACGAGCCATCGCCGATCTTTCCCGAGGACCCATGCCGCGTCACGATCGGGACCGGTGATCGCAGGAAGACGGTTATCGACGGGTTCGTGGACTCCGCGAGAATGAGCGCCGATGCCACTTCGCGGTCGCTCACGTTCACGGGCAAGGACCGGGCGGGGGCGATCGTCGAGAGTGCTCTGCTGGTCAAGGCGTCTGCGGTGAAGGGCGCGACGTGGACGTTTTACAACATCGACATCGGGGATTTCTGTCGGAAGGTCGCGGCGCCCCACGGCATCGAGGTCAGCGTCCAGCCTGGTCTCGTGCTGCCAGTCGACCCTCGCCTCGTGGCGCATGTCGGGGAAACGGGCTTCGAGGCCGTGAGGCGGGCGGCGGGCTCAGCGACGGTTCTGCTCGTGAGCGATGGCAAAGGCGGAATCTTAATCACCCGCACGGGGACCGCGCGCGCGGCGCCGCTGATCCAGGGCGTAAACATCAAGTCGGCCGAGGCGAACCTCGACGCGACGAGCCGGTTTCGGACCTACCTCGTGTCGACGCAAGCGCCAGGCACCGACGAGGAGAACGGAGAGGCGCTGAACACCACGGCGGAGGCAAAGGACCTGGCCGTGCGGCGTGAGGCGAGGACGATGATCATCCGGCCCGACAAGGCCATGACCACGGCCGAGGCGAAGCGGAAGGCCGATTGGGAGGCGCGTGTGCGGGCGGCCAAGGCGACCGCCGCAACCGTGACGGTCCAGGGCTGGTTGCAGCCGAGCGGCGAGCTCTGGCCGATCAACGCGATCACGAACGTGCACGCACCGCGGATGCTCCGGATCGACGGCGACATGCTCATCTCTCAGGTCGAGTACTCGATCGGCGACGGCGGTCAGGTCACCCAGCTACACCTCGTGAGGCCGGACGCGTTCGAGCCCGAGCCGCAGAGCCGCGGTGTCGGCGCAGGGCAGCCTTGGCTGGTGCTGGACAAGCAGGGCAAGTTCGTCGAGCCCAAGGCCGGCAAGCCAGCGCCGTGATACGGTGATCGCATGGCGATGACCCGCGAGCAGCTCGAGCAGCTCGAGCACGTGCTTCGCCCGCTGCGCCGCGCGCAGGCGGACGTCGTGGCGCGCGCGGTCCTGCAGCTGGTCGACGACAGCGGCTCTCTGCAGGTGGTCCAGGTCGCGGTGCCCGAGACGCGGCCCGACGCCGAGCACTTCCAGCCGTACGGGTTCTTCAGCGTCCCGCTTGCCGGCGCCGAAGGGGTCGCGCTGTTTCCCGGCGGAGACCGCGGTCACCCGCTGGTGATCGTGATGTCGGACCGCCGGTACCGCCCCACCGGGCAGGAGCCGGGGACCGCCGGCATCCACAACCAGACCGGAGCGCGCGTGGTCGTGTTGCCGGACGACACCGTCGAGGCGCGCTCGGAGAGCGGCACCGCAGCCGCGCTGGCGACCAAGGCCGACCTCGATGCCCTGAAGTCCGCGATCACGGGATGGACACCCGTCGCCGGAGACGGCGGAGCGGCGCTCAAGGCGGCCCTGCTGGCGTTGTTCTCGGGACCGCCGTCGTGGCCGGCCGGGACCAGCGTGCTCAAGGCCGAGTAGTCGAGTGATCGGCCCGCAGTGGTCTGCAACGAACATGAGAGCGTCGTAGCGCTCCTTCGTATACGACGCGAACGCCGCGGCGCGGACCTGTGGCCAGCGATAGAGGTGGTGCCAGTGAAGGAGCGCCGCGTTCTGGCGCTCCCGTTCGGCATCCGCCCGCAGAACGGACTGCTGCACGCTCTTCCACCAGCCCATCTCGTCGATGCCGCTGATCTCTCCAACAATGAACACGGCCATGCCCCACGCTAACATGTATCCCGTCGACCACGCCTTGCAGGCGTGATCCAGTAGGATCGCTCGATGAAGATTACCGTTGCCGTCGATGTCCGGACGCCGGAAGGCGTCGAATCGCACGTGTTCAAGATCGCGCGCTTTGCCGGGGAGCGGCAGAACTCCACCGTCTGCATGATCGACGGCGAAGAGGTCGGAACCGAGACCTTTCGCTGCGCGATGGCTCTATGCAAGCTCGGCAAGGTCGTCGTCGATCATGACCCCGAGATCATCGCCGTAGACGGATAGGCGATTGACCGCCGGTCAACCCGCGTGATCGCTTGGTGGTGTGGCCTTCGCGCGACCCTCGCTTTCCGACCTGATCACCCGCATCGGCGGCGACCTGCGCGGTCGGCTCGAGGACGACGGACCGCTGTTACGGCGGGCGATGGCGGACGTGTTCGCGGCGGTGTGGGCCGGTGGCGTCCACCTGCTCTACGGCTACCTCGACTGGTTGTCGCGGCAGTTGTTCGCCGATATCGACGACGACGACCAGCTGCTCCGCAAGGCGAAGCTCTACGGATTCGCCCCGATTCCCGCAGCGTTCGCGACCGGCAACGTGACTGCCACCGGAACGAACGGAAGCCCGATCCTGGCCGGAACCATCCTGCGCCTGGACGCCGCTACCAGCTACACCGTCACCACGGGCCAGACGATCGCCGGCGGCGTGGCGACGCTGCCTGTCCGGGCGGTGCTCGCCGGCGCCGCAGCCAACATCCCGGCCGGGACCGCGCTGACGTTCGAGACCCCGCCGGCGGGCGTGGCCTCATCTGCCGTCGTGGCTACCGGCGGCATCACCGACGGCGTTGACCAGGAGACCGTCACGCCCGGGCTCCGCAGCCGCTTCCTGCTGCGCCTGCGGACGCCACCCCGCGGTGGTTCGTCCGGTGACTACGTCTCGTTCGCTCGCGAGGTCGCGGGCGTCACGCGGGCCTGGGAGTTTCCGCGCGAGCTCGGGCTCGGTACGGTGGTGGTGCGGTTCGTCCGGGACCTCGACGTGTCGATTTTTCCCGACGCTGGAGCTGTTGCGGCGGTCCAAGCGAAGCTGAACTCGAAGCGGCCGATCACCACCGTCGCCACCGCGGCAGCGCCCACGTCGTTGGCGGTCAACTTCAGCATCCACCTCGTGCCGGACACCGCGGACACGCGGGCGGCGGTCGCGGCCGAGCTCGGCGACCTCCTGGGG